ATGGCAAAATCATTTGACAAAACGGTAAAACGCCTTTGCAACAAAAAAATAAGCGACCCTGACGCGCCTATACTCGATTCGGTTTTTACAGTAGAGCAGGCATTGGCGGCGGCAATCATAAAAAAGGCAATGGCGGGCAACTCTGACGCTGTTAAAATTATCCGCGACATACTTAGCGAAGAACGCGGTATTGACGGATCGTTTAAGGTGGACATAAGTGTCGTCGACTGATAAAAAGTTAAACCTCAAAATAACTTCAAGGCAAAATGCATTTATAAACGCTGATGCGTTTGAGGTGCTGTACGGGGGAGCGGCGGGCGGCGGAAAAAGTTACGGTCAGTTAATCGATGCGTTTTTATACGCTATGCGGTATCCGCGTTCAAAACAGATAATTTTCCGCCGCACATATCCCGAACTTGAAAAGTCACTTATTCGCGTATCACAATCTCTCTTTCCGAGAAAAGTTTACAGCTACCACAGAACCGTTCATACGGGGACGTTTATCAACGGTTCTTTGATAGATTTCGCTTACTGCGACAACGAGGACGATGTGTATAAGTACCAATCGGCAGAATATGATGTTATTCGTTTTGACGAACTTACTCATTTTACCGAAAGTATGTATGTATATCTCATCTCCCGTTGTCGCGGAGCGAACAATTATCCAAAATCAATTAAAAGTACAACCAACCCGGGCGGTATTGGGCACAGTTGGGTAAAAAAGCGGTTTATTGACCTTGGCGCACCCGATACAGTATATAAAGTAAACGGAGTTACGCGCACCTTTATTCCTGCAAAACTATCCGACAACCGATTTTTGCTTGAAAGCGACCCTGATTACATTAAGCGTCTTAACACACTTGACGATCGTGACAGACGTGCACTGCTTGAGGGGGAATGGGAACTTGATGAAGGCAAATTTTTTGAGTCGTTTGACAAAAACATTCACACTGTCCGTCCATTTGAACCGGACCGTGATTTGTACCGATATATAGCGCTTGATTACGGACTTGATATGTTGGCAGCACTTAAAATTGCAGTGGACAGATACGGCAGGGCGTACGTGATAGACGAGGTATACGAGGGCAAAGACAACGGCGGTGAAGGTTTGATTGTGTCGCAGGCATCGCAACGAATTAAAGAATTATGCGGCAACGATGATATACGTGCAATTTTTGCACCGCCTGATTTATGGAACAGACAAAAAGACAGCGGAAAAAGTATTGCTCAGTTATTTTATGATAACGGAATAAAACTTACAAAGGTGTCGGGTGCTCGCGTTTCGGGTTGGCTTGCACTTAAGGAATGGTTGAAAGTGGTTACGGGAGAAGACGGACAAAAAACATCGCGGCTGGTCGTTTTTGACAACTGCAAAAATCTCATACGCACAATGAATGCGCTTCAGTGCGACAGTCAAAACCCGTCTGACTGCGCACGGTATCCGCACGAACTGACACATGCTCCCGATGCGTTGAGATATTTTATTGCAGGCAATCCCACCGCAACGCCCAAACGCACTCCGGAATACCGCTTTGGCTTTAATTTTGAAAAGCCAAAGCGCTCGGGGATTGGTTATGGTGACAGCATTAATATTATTTAAAAAGGAGAAATTATGTTAATTGTATTTATTTTACTTGTGCTTGTTTGTATTGCACTTGTGTTGGTTTCAGAGCATGAGGACAAAGAACACACAATATTAAAGGCGGTACCGCCTCAGGACAAAATAGGCGAACTTAACACTGTTTTACAAAACATTGAGGTGTACGATGGTACAACGAAAGGACAAAAACGTATAGGGGGTGACGGTAAATGAGCAGACTTTCGCAAACTGTTGCAAAGGCGTATGAACTTTGGCAACAGTATGAAGAATGTAATAATAACCACCGGCTTCTTGGTATTGAGGACCAAACTGAACGCGCATATAACTTTTATGAGGGTGAGCAGTGGAAAGGTCTTGAAAGCGGTAATGAGGAACTGCCGATATACAATTTTATAGCTCCCGTTGTGAGATACAAAACCGCAATGGTTGCAATGAATAATATTAGCATTAATTTCTCAGCTCCCACCGCTAGTGCAAGTGCGCAGGCACTGTGTGCCAAACTGACAAGCAAGGCATCGTGCGAGTGGGAACGAATGAAAATGGACAATGTGTGCTGGGACGCCGTTAAAGCAGCTATGATTGCAGGTGACAGTTATGTCTATTTTTATGACGGCGAGGGCAACTGTCAGTTAATTGACCGTTGTGACATTTTTTTAGCCGATGAAACTTTACCTGATTTATCCAAACAGCCGTTTATTTTTATAAAAGAACGCAAAGATGTACAAGATATACGGCGCGAGGCTGATCAAAATAAAATACCTAAAGATACTACCCTTTCCATACAGCCCGACGACGATTCGGACAATAAATGCACAAGCCTTTTAAAACTTTGGCTTGAAGAAGACGGCTTGCATTTTTTACGGCTGACTCGCACTGTGGTGTATCAGCCAGAGCAGGTGATTAAAGGATTAGATTGTTATCCCGTGGCATCGCTTGTATACAACAGACGCCGCGGAAGTTTTAGAGGAGTGGGTGAAGTCGCCCCGCTTATTTCAAATCAAATTGAGGTTAACCGCAATCTTGCGCGCCGAATATTAAACGCAAAACTTACTGCTTATTCTCGTCTTGTATATGCAAGTGACAGAATTGTAAATCCAAAGGCGCTTACAGAGGTTGGCACCGCTATAGAAGTAGACGGCGGTGGGGTGAGCACTATTCGTGACGCTGTAAACTATCTTACCCCATCATCAATGTCACCCGATGCAAAAACGCTAAGCGACGAACTGCTGTCGGTGACAAAAGATTTAGCGGGTGCGGGTGATGCTGCGCTTGGTAATATCGACCCGACACAAGCATCGGGCACCGCGATTATTGCTGTGCGTGACCAGTCGGCATTGCCTCTTAACGAGCATACTGCACGTTTTCGCCAGTTTGCAGAGGATATTGCTCATATATGGTACAAACTGTGGGTTGTATACAACCCCGACGGCATAGAACTTGCAGACGGTGTGGTTGCCTCGGCACGTGAACTTATTTGTCTTGAGCCCGAAATACGAGTTGATATATCCAATACAACGCCCTTTTCAAAATATGCAAGGGAACAGGCACTTGAGCGGCTGTTTAGTCAGGGACACATCACATTTGAGGAGTATGTGTCCGCTCTTGATGATGACAGCGGTGCACCGCGCGCAAAACTTGAGCAGATAATCAAAAACAGAAAGAGTCAGGCATATACTGAAAATGAGGAGGTGGATTATGACAAGGTTTAAATATTATATCTCGGCAATAGGCGGTGTGGTTGCGGCATATTTTAAGATGTACGGTCTTGCGTTTACTCTTGTAGGTGTTGCAGTGCTGTTTGATATTGTGACAGGGGTGTTGGCATCTATACTGAACGGTGGCGGGCTTACAAGCGCAAAGGCATACCGAGGTGTTATTAAAAAACTTGTTTTGTTTATAGCACTGGGGTTTGGTACGTTTTTAGATGTTTTTATTCCGTATGCGGCGCAGGCAGCAAACTTTACAATACCTAAAAATTTGCTTTTTTCAACGGTAATATGTGTGTATATAACAGTAACAGAGAGCATTTCGATTATTGAAAACATCTATCGTTGTAACGGTGCCGCGTTACCTAAATGGCTTCTTAAAATGTTAAAAACGGCACAAAACGAAATGAATGAGGAGAATAAAAAATGACCAACTTACCTATAAGCGGTGAGTTTTATATTACCGCAGCGTTTGGTGAGACGGGCAGCCTTTGGGCGTCCTCTCACCGCGGAATTGATTTTGTATCACAAAATAAAACCGTGTATTCAACCTGCGAAGGCACCGTACGAGTTGTAGGATATGACAGTGCGGGCTGGGGCAGATATGTATCTATAGGCGACAGCAATCAAAACCGCCATATATTCTGCCATTTGAAAGAGGGTTCTGTCCGTGTCAGCGTGGGGCAAAAGGTAACGCGCGAGACGGTTATAGGTGTTATGGGTGATACCGGAAACGTTACGGGTGTGCATTTGCATTTTGAAATGCATGACAGCGAAAACAAAGTTATAAACCCTGCAGATTATCTGGGTGTACCGAATAAGCGCGGTACTTATAACAGCAGTGATTTTAGTATTAGTGAGGGCAATATGAAACAGTACAACGATAAAGATAAAATTTCCGCCTGGGCAAAACAAGCCGTTGAGCGTGTTACACAACTTGGCATTATGCAAGGTGATGATTTAGGAAACTTTAACCCCAAATCATACATCACACGCGAGGAAATGGCGGTTATTATTACAAGACTTAATAAGGAGAAATAACTATGGATAATTTAAATGTGGTAAACGACACACAGCAGGCAGTCGTGGAGCCTGCAGTAAGTACATCTGAAACAGGTGCTGTGTCTTTGGGGACGCCTGAGGACACAGACAATGCGGAGTTCACCGTCCGCAAGCAGAGTGCTTTGGAAAACTCCGGCTTTCGCAAGATGCGTTTGCAAAACGAACAGTACAAAAGCGAAATTGACAAGTTAAAACAACAGATTTCGGATATGTCTGACTATGATACTTTAAAGCAAAACAGCAAACTTTACCTTGAAAAACTTGCAAACGACAGTATGTTGCGCGACCTTGAGAGAATCCAAAAGATTGACCCAAGTGTTGAAAGCCTTGACAGTATCGGCGGTGATTTTGTAAAGCTTATTGAAAACGGTGTTGATGCGACAGTTGCATTTTTAGCCGTATCTAAAGCTACCGAAGGCAAGGTTTCGCCAAAACCGCCGAAAACGGGGGCTGTTGGGTTTTCCGAAAAACGAGAAAGAGGTTATTTTTCCTCAAGGGAGTTGGACAGGCTTACCGAAAAAGACCTTGAAAACCCCGCAATATTTAAAAAGGCTATGGAATCATTAAAAAAACTTTAAAAGGAGAAAAAAATAATGGCTTATTCAAATTTCAAACCTACAATATGGTCTAAATTTATTCAGACTGAACTTGAAAAAAAGTGCCGTCTTGTTGAGGACTGCTGGACTCAGTTTGAGGGCGAGGCAAAACAGGGTAACCGCGTTAAAATTTTAGGTGTCAGCGCACCTGAAATATTTGACTATGAGCCCGGCACAGGTATCCCTGCACCTTCAACTACAGAGGGTACAAGCCTGCATCTTGATATTGATCAGGCAAAAGCGTTTAACTTTATGATTGATGATATTGATAAGGCACAGTCGACAAGCGGTCTTATGGAAATTCTCATCAAAGAAGCAACTGCCAAAATGGCTAAAACCCGCGATTCTTTTGTGGCATCTCTTGCAAGCGAAGCTACTTATACATCTAATTCAACAAAGGTTAATACTGCTGAAATAGCTAAGAAACTTGTTGACGAGGCACTTTTGGCTTTGCGTGAAAATGATGTTGATGTTGAAGACGATGTTACAATCACCGTTTCGCCCTTTTTCTATCAGCTTTTCAGAGATGCACTTACCGAACTTAAAACAAATAACGACGAACTTATCAAAAAAGGCGTTGTAGGTATGTACGATAACTGTAAAGTAAAACTTTCAAACAATCTTTACAACGACGGCACAGATGATTACATGCTTGTCCGCACAAAGCGTGCAATTGCTTTTGCAGGCGGCATTGACGAAACCGAGGCTTACCGCCCCGAATCTTTCTTTGCAGATGCTGTTAAAGGACTTAATGTTTACGGCGGTAAAATTGTAAGACCTAAAGAACTGTATGTAATTCGTGCACATAAGTAAGGGAGGTAATATTTATGAATAAAATAGATCTTATCGAACTTAAATTTAACGAATTTAGCGGATATACCAATGATCTTGAAAATTACGACGGGCTTTTTCTTGTTGATTTAAAAGGCCACGACACTGACAGACTTTTGCTTATACTTGAAAATATTACAGACGATGATTATTTTGTTACGGTAGAGAGTCCTCATGGATTAGACGCAGCAATTACAGCCAATATTGCAGGTCACGAGAGATTATGCATAACTATTGAAAGTGCACAGTTTATGTATACAGAAGGTGAAAACGCAGGCTGTATATCAATAATGGGCGACGGCATACAAGTATATCCGATATTGTTGCCGTAACTGATTTTACGAGGGTACGGCTATGAATATAAATCAAGCAAATAAATATGTTTATGCGCTTATCGGCAAAGACGATTATCACGATATTGAAGATATGTTAATTTCTTATTACAATCTTGCACAAACCGAGATTGCGTCAACAGTTTGCCCCATTTTAAAATCATTTAGTATAACTGCCGGTACCGAAACACAACTGCCTGAAAATTTTTGCAGATTTAAAAGCATACCCTGTGGTTTTACCCGCATAGATTCAAACCATATTATTGCTGACGGCGATGGGCTGATAACTATTAAGTATTACGCTTATCCAGAGCCGATTGAAGACGGCGCTTCTGACGATACAGAGTTTGAAATTGACCGTGATGCGCAAGCGGCAATACCCTACTTTGCCGCCGCGCAAGCGGTCATTGCCGACAGTGATATGAGAAGGTATTATGCATTTATGGATATGTATAATGATATTTTAACAAATGTACTAAGCGCCCGTCAGAATGGAAGTACAGTAACTGTTGTAAGTATGGAGGATATGTAAAAATGTTTATACGACACAAAACACGGCAGGGCTCAATTTCATCAAGCGGCACTATAAAAGCAGACAAGTTTTTAGGAATCGGCGGTGATACTTCTTTTGTCGGCACGTCTGAACGGCGTGCCGATTCAAAAAGCTATTTTAACGGAGTTGAACAGCCCGGTATGTTAAATATGATTCGTTCGGCGGCAGGAAATGTTAGTAAGCGAGCGGGGTTTCGCTTTTCAAATAAACTTAGCAATAAAGCGGATGTTGATTTAGTTCGATGTATATCTACCAATAACGGTTATATATACATTGTTATAAACGGAAATATATTTACGGTTTATGACAGCGAATTTAATAAAAAATCTGCCCTGGCAATGCCGTATGAGTTTTATGATACCGATATACAAATGTTTGATGACTTTTTGTTTGTTATGTCTCAAGATCATTTACTTGTATTTAACATCGCTACTGAAAAGTGGTTTTATCTGGATGAAAATGGGTTTGTAAAACAAGATGTAGCGAGTTTAAGTTACACCCCGACTATTTTTATTGCCAAATCCCCAGAAGGTGTGGGGGTGCCCTATCAACCCGTAAATCTTTTGTCTACTTTTGTTGCAGAACAATTTATAGTATCTGACGGTTCGGTTGGATTAAAAACACATTATACTCCGCAAAACGTTTCGACTTATGTAAAAATAGCCAGCGGTGAATGGAAACTTATTAACGGTTATATTTTAGACGGATACGTAAAGCTTATGGGTTTTTCTGATATGGTTTTTATTGAGGGCGAAGACAACGTCAGGGTGGTATATCAAGTTGAGGATTTTAAAACAAGGCCTAATCCGCTTACCAAATGTAAGCTTTTTACCAGCTTTGGTATATCGGGTTATAAAGACAGGGTATTTTTATCGGGTAATTCAGATTATAAAAACTATATTTATTATTCCGAGATGGACAACCCTCTTTATTTCCCCGATACTAATTATATACGAGTGGGCGGAAGTGAAACCGAGGTAATGGGGCTTGCAGGTCACGATACAACACTGTCTGTAATATGTAATGACTGTGTGTATAGTATAAGCGGTCAATTAAACGATAAGGCAATGTTTACAGTTGACGGAATTTTTAAAACCCCACAACCTGCCGGGTTTCAAAGACCGGTAATTTTTGACGGCGAGGTTGTTTATATGACAAACCGAGGGCTGTGTTCCATAACACCAAGCGGAGTGCTTGACGAACGCTTTTGTCAGATACGTTCGGCTTTTATTAACCATCACCTTTTAAAAGAGAATATAAGTGAATGTCAACTGTGTGTGGTCGGGGACTTTCTTATAATATCCAATGGTAATGGCAGGCTGTATCTGCTTGATGGCACACAGTATTCAGTATCAAACACAGAGCCGTTTTCCCACCGTCAGTATGAGGGGTATATCTGGGACGGAATACAGGCAAAAAATATATGGAATTTAAATGATAAACTTATGTTTTGCGATGGGCAGTATATATATGGGTTTGTAAACGGCCTTTTTACAAGCGGCGGTTATTACGATGAATTTGCAGACCTATCGACACGTGATATATGTGCGTATTGGGAAACACCGTATATGTACGGACCGCAATTCCATAAAGAAAAGTTTTTTTATAGGTTGGGGGTACTTACAGAACAGCGTACCGATGATGACGGAAATTTTTTGCAAAGTGACATACGCATTTATGTTAAGTATGACAACAATGACTGGAAAATGATTATGGATTACGGCGAATTTCAAAACCGTGACTCCCTTTACCGCAGAATACTGCATAAAAAGGGACGGGGTATAAAACTACGCTTTGAAAACAATAACGCTGATGAAGTGTTTATTTTGCGTGAGTTTTGTATTGATTATAACATTATGTAGAGGAGGAAATTTAATGGCAAGTATTTTTGACAATCAGCTTTTAAGCGAATCGGATAAAAAGCGGATTGACGAACTTCAAAAGGCTTATAACCAAACTGATGATAAGTCACTCAAAGACGAAATTCACAAGCGTGCTGAGAGTATACGCTATACATACGGTTACAGCGGCGGTGATGACGGCAGCAGATATGTGCCGATTAATGAGAGTGTTACCTCTGCGGCGGTATCATCTGCCGATTATGCCAATGCGCAACGCCTTGCAGAGCAAAACCGACAGTCCAATTATCAAGAGCAAAAGCAAGCGGTGCAGCAAGCAGGCACTGACCGGTTGCGCGATGCGTATATTAAAAATATGCAGGATAAGTTGGGCCTTGCGCAAACGTTAAAGGCTGACGGAATTTCAGGCGGTGTTAGTGAAACTACCTATGCAACTATTGATAACAATTACCGTATACTACGCGACGATATTTTAAGCGATACAGAGTCAGCCCAGCGTGAAATTGATAAAAGTGCTGCACAGTCTAAATATGACAGTGATGTTAATATTGCCAAAAATGAATATGAGGCACTGCTTGACCGTGCCGACCGTCTTGATGCTGCTGAAAAAGAAAACTACCAGCGTGAACAGGATGCACTTGAATGGAATTATCGTACAGAGCAAGATAAGTACCAAAAAGAGCAGGACAAAAAACAGTGGGATTATCAGGTTGCCAAGGATGAAAAAGAGTGGAATTATCAGCTTTCTCAAGATGCAAAAGAATGGGCACAGCGAGAAAAAGAATACCAGCTTGACGCACAAAAGGCGGCTCAAAGTGCATCTAACGCGCAAAAATCAAGTTATCAAAAACAGGTGTCAAATATTTTGACGCTTATTAAAAACGGATATTACAGTCCTGAGTTTGCCGAAATTTTAGGTATTGACGGTCTTACCAAAACCGATAACGGCAACGATGACGCTAAAGAGGCGGCGTGGAAACTCTTAAATAAAGGTGTTTATGACGAGTCATTCCCTGAACTTTTGGGCTATACCGAAGATGTTTTGCGTGAGTATGCTGACAATGTGTTGTCCGGTTATTAA